GAAAAGGAAGTCCATACTAATGGCAATATTAAGAGGCGGAAAAAGAATTGGTGGTTTTGATATACGTTTAGGTTTACCTAGAGATAGGTCACTTGATAACGTACAATCTGATCCACGTTTAAGACAAAAGGCTGGTGGTAATCCTGAATCTACCTTGGGTAGAGTACAGGCAATGGTAAATGAGGCAGAAGGCTTTCAAAGAAAGGCTAGATTTTATGTTGAGTTTGCTTTACCAAATGGATCGTTAATGCAATCTACAACACAAAATATGGAAGATGAACAAAATGGTTTCTCTACACCAGAATTGGTTAGAACAATGAACCAGGACCCAACCAAAAGACGTGTACAAGCATTTTGTAGTGCGATCACTATGCCAAGTAGAGAAGCTGTACAAAAAGAAATTAGACATAATGGTCCAACAAGAAAATTTGTATATAACTATACCACACCAGAAGTTACGGCAACATTTTATACAGATAAATTTATGAGAGAAAGAACTTTTTTTGAAATATGGCAGAAGGCAGCATTTAGTAATCTAACACACAATATAAATTACTATAACGATTATGTTGCACCAATTGACATAATGGCGCTTGGTCAATATGCAAGTAGAGACGAAAGGGACGATGTTACATATGCTGTTAGACTATTAGAAGCTTATCCTAAAATTATAAGTGATGTATCATTTAGCCATGATACAAATGCAATACAAACATTTGAGGTGACTTTCTCATTTAGAAACTGGGTTAATTACTTCATAGATAAGACAGGTGGTATAGATTTAGGAGAATCAGATTTTAAAGCACCTACAGTAAAAAGAGCTGGAGGTATATTTGGTGGACTAATAAGTAAGTTACCACCAGAAATAAGAAGAGCAGGGCGTGACGTGTTGAATGAACTGAGAAGAAAGGCACCGATAGGTAGAATAACTGGTGGTAGAGTATTCCCACCATTTAAAATACCACCACTAAATATTTAATATAATAAGGAGATATAATGGCATTACCAATAGTTGAAACACCAAGATATGAATGCACACTTGCCTCACAAGATACGCAAGTACATTACAGACCATTTTTAGTAAAAGAAGAAAAGATACTACTAATGGCCATGGAATCAAAAGACAATAACGAAATAATAAATGCGACAAAAGAAGTTTTAAAAGCTTGTACATATGAAAAACTTGACATAGAAAAATTACCAATGTTTGATATAGAATATTTGTTACTACAAGTAAGAGCTAAATCAGTTGGTGAAAAATCAAAGTTTAAAGTTATCTGTCCAGATGATAAACAAACTGCAACAGATGTTGAACTTGATTTATCAGAAGTACAGGTACAAGTAGAAGACGATCATACGAACAAAATTGTAATAGACGAAAAGAGAAATTTAGGTTTAGTTTTAAATTATCCATCGTTAGGAATAACCAAGGCTGGTTTTGATGTAAATAAAAGTGACGCCGATAGTACATTTAATGTTATCTGTGCATGTATAGACCACATCTATGAGGGCGACAAGACATATCCTGCGAAAGATAGTACACAAAAAGAACTAAAAGAATTTATTGAGGGTCTTACACAAAAAGTATTTGGTGATATTAAGAAGTTTTTTGAGAGTGCGCCACAATTAAGACATACAGTTGAGGTGATTAATCCAAAGACTAACGTTAAAAGTGAAGTGACATTTAAGGGATTACAAGATTTTTTTCAATAAGCCTCGCCCATAACAGCCTAGAGGCCTACTATGAAAATAATTTTGCTCTTATGCAACATCATAAATATTCATTGACAGAATTAGATAATCTAATACCTTGGGAAAAAGAGATTTATGTTAGTTTATTAACAAATTATATTAAAGAAGAAAACGAAAAACGTAAAAGAGAGGCGATGAAAAAATAATGAGTGAAGTAGAAGATAAAATTGTTGTACCTGCTGATAAGAAAGAAATCACTAAAAAAGTAAAAGTTGATTTAGAAGTAGATACATCTGTAAAAGACATGGGACCTAACCCATACGCAAAATTAATTCATATGGCTAGAGCTGTTGACGCTTGGAGAATATTTCCAAGACTATTCTTAACAGTTTACATAATCCTATTATACAAATGTGTTATATGGTATATGAACTTAGGCGCACCCACAATGGAACAAAGTGGTTTAATTAGTATCGTAGTTGGTGCTGGTGCTGCTTGGTTTGGCCTATACACAGGAACAAGTAAGAGTAAAAAATAATGGCATTACCAGTAGTAGATATAAGCCAACCAGGAGTAAAAGAACTAATACAAGGTTCTGTAAAAGATATTGCGAACACAATATTTGCTACTGCGAGTGTATCTATTACTGCTGCTGCCAAAGCAGTCACACCTAGTATACCACAAATGGTTGCCGACATTACAGACGACCTAAGAGCTGGACCAGTAAATAGATTTTCACAAGGTTTAGAAAAGTTAGATAAACTATTACAAAACTTTGGTGGCGATATAAAAGATTACAGTAAAGAACTTGCTAAGTTTGTTAGTCAAAGAGAAGATAGAATTAATAAATCAGAAAAAATTGTTAGTGAGTTAAGAGAGAATAATGTAAAGGCTCAGGTTACTAATATGGGTGAAGTTTTAATATTATCTCAAACACAAATAGCACAAAAAGAAAAAGAATTAATCCAAACTAATGAAACAATTAAATTAGAAAAAGAAAAGATAGCTGCTAACGCAAAATTAGTACAAGAAGAAGGTGGTAATACTAAAAAAAGACGAAAGGTTATCATAGAATCACAAGAAAAAATAATTAAAAAAGAAAGAGAACGTACTGCTTTATTAAAAGTATTAAACAAAAAAGAGAGAGACATGGTTGATAAAGAAGGTGAATCAATGAGAGACCGTGTTAGTAATTTTGTTGACAAATATATTCCTCAAGGATTACAAGATGTTGCTAATACATTTATAGATACCTTGATGAGCCCTATAACTGCTATAACAGAATTAGGTAGTTATTTTATGGATTTATTAAAACCATTAAGATTCTTATTAAAACCATTAATGGCATTAGGTAAACACTTTAAAAAATTAGGATTATTATTGTTTGGTTTTATAAAAAAAGCTGCTGTATTGTTTAAAAGTTTTATTTTGGGTATGATAGGTGCGATAGTATCAATGCTACCTTTTATCGCTATTGGTATTGCTATTGTAGCTGCCATAGGGTTAATGATAGCAGGGTTCGTTAAACTATTACAAATAGTTGAAGAAAATAAAGAAAGTTTAATGAGATTCAAAGATAGAATTATGGAAATACCTGGCCAGATTAAAGACTTCTTTAGTGAGAAGTTTGAGGCGATAGGTTTGGCATTTGATTCATTTGTAGAAAAAGTAAAAGCCATACCAAGTAAAATATCAGAGTTTTTTAAAGGTGTATTTAATAGGATACAAAACTTTTTTATAGATATGATAAATGGTGCCATTGGATTAATTAATAAGGTATTGCCAAAGAAATATGAATTAGAAACAATAGAAAATGTCCCTATGCCTGCTAGTGAACCTGCAGAGATTGTTCCAGCAGAGAGTAAAGGTACAGTGGCTGCTGCTCAAAATGGAACTGGTACAGCAACATCAAGTGTTCCACCATTCCTAAACACAAGCAATAGTCAATCAAGTACAAATAATGCTGCCGCAGTAATAAACAATAATGCTGTAAATAATAATACTACAAATTCAATTGCTGCTAGTGCTAAAAATAATGATTATAGTAGAATGTCACTTTATGGTGATATGTCAGCCTAATAACTACCTAAGTCTTTTTCAGTAATCAATTTAAACTTTGCATTGTTATCATCAGCATATTGTGTTGCTGCTTTCCACTTCGCTCTATTCTTAATATACTCAAAACTAGAACGCATGAATGCTCTTGTTTTCTTTGTAGGTGTTTTTGGTGGTTTACATTGACGAGATGGTTTAATCTCAATCAGTATTTTGTCGCCTTTGATAGTACGAACTATGAAGTCAGGATAGTATCTATGGTACTTTTTGTCCACTGGATTGTAATATCTAATCGCTAATTCTTCACTTGCCCAATATGTAATATCAGGATTACGGTCACAATATAGCATGAACTTACGCTCTAATAATGAACGATACACTATTCTATTGACATCACCAACATATTTTTTTGGGTTGCTGGGGCGATATAAACCTTTGTAAGACTTCTTCATTTTGTTATAAATATACTCATAAGGATATTTAGATGAGTTTTACAAACAAAGTTTCAAACATAATCAAACAAAAGATAGCTACTAATTTAATTAGTGGTTTCACTAATAAGATACCAGCATTTGGTCAACCTAAGAAATTAGCGGCTAAACTAGCAAATAAATCACCACTAGACTTATCAAAAAGTCCTGTGGCACACATGGGCGCAGAGGCAAATCCATATTCATATGGTAGTTTATACTATCCACAAGAAACAGCACAACTAGGTGAAGGTCATTATATCATATTTGATATTATAGAAAATACAGATACAAGATATGGTGGCACTGGTATGGATGGTGATATGAGAAGTGTGTATCCAGAATCAATGGGTACAGTTGGTGAGGGTAAATTAACAAATGCACAGCGTGGTAAAAGATTACAAGCACAAGGATTTCAATTATCTGATAAGATATTAAGAAAACAATCATCAGGTATGGATACAAAAACAAATGCATACCAAGATAGAATATCAGATAGTATAATATTATATACACCACCATCAGGAACTAAATTTGATTACAAAGTTACATATGGTAATACTCCTACAGGAATGGCTGGTCAAGTAGCAGGATTACTAGACTTAAAAAATATGAGTGATGGATTATCAAAAGCTGGTGATATAGGTAAAACATTTTTAGAAGGTGTTACAAAGGCCGCTATTGAGATAGCATTACCAGGATTTGGTGCCGCATTAGATAAAGGGTTAGGTAGAGCAATTAATCCAAACGCAGAAATGGTATTTGAGAGTGTACCATTTAATTTTTTTTCTAATTTGTTTTTACT